TACCCACCGATAAAGCCTGTCTATAAACCCCGATATCCTCCACCACTGATTTCGAGTGGTCTATCAATCGTTGTAAAGTAGGCTCTCCATAAAATGTCTCTAGTGAGTGAACGCTTTCAAGATGGGACGAAAAGCTATCGACAGAATCAAAAAGCTCTTCCATATTATCTAAAACATAGAAATAATCTCTGAGAAGGTTTCGAACATACCATAAGCAAAAAACATTCAGTAAAATAGACAATGTTAAGGCTATCCACATTATGCTTTATATTCCTTCTTTTTTAATTTTTGTTTTTCTTGTTTCACCGTTTTCTTGGTTTCCTCAATAAATTCATTTACAACCTCTCCAACCTTTTTCTTGTTTTTACCTCGTCCAGTTTTTCGAAGTGTAGAATAGACCTTTTGGACCTCACCCTCTGTATCACACTCCGGACACTTGTCCAGAGTCTCACACATTAGGTGAACAACAGTAAATTCAGCTTCACATCCCAAGCATCTATAGTCGTATCGAGGCATAAAAAGGTTTAAGAGCCCGTATCGGTGGTGTCGGTCGTGGTAGACCCGAGAGCGTCTCCGCCGCCTGTAAGCACCGCTGCATCTTCATGAGCCATCTTAACCAAAGGTGGGTTAAGAACAACCAAGTTGCCAGTTCCATCATCCGAAAATTTAAAGCCCTTAAGAACGGGAACAATATCACTCTGCTCCAGTAGCGACTTTTGAAGTGCCATCATCACTGCTCCCAGTGCTTGATCCGTAAGCGTGTAGCTTTCGATCCCATCAGTTGTTGTTTCAGTAGTTGTCATTGTTTTCTCCTTTTACCATTTAAAATTATGTTTGTAATATTCAACTAATCTTGGTAGTTCTTCATCAAAGCTTTTTTGATTATCCCAACCAAGTGCTCGTAGTTTGTTATCATTAAGAGCGTATCGAACATCCTGTCCTTCTCTCACATATGACAAATCTACAAACTCTTCCCAATTATACTCATTATTGTGAAAAATGTTAATGATTTTTCTCACAGCATCTTTATTCTTTTGTTGTAAGTTCCCGGCAACATTATAGATTTCGTTAATCTGACCATTCTCTATTATAGATATGACCGCCGAAGCGGTGTCGTCGGCATGTAACCAGTTTCTTACTGGTTCACCTTCATTGTGAAGACGTATCTTTTTCCCTCGCTGAAGCAACTTTACAGAAACAGGAATTAACTTCTCGGGATATTGGCCAATTCCATAATTGTTAGTGGGGCGAATTATATTATATTGAATGCCGTATGTTCTTGCCCAAGCTAAAATAAGCATATCTGCAGCCGCCTTAGAGGCAGAGTAAGGATTGCTTGGGTTTAACAGGTCTGTTTCAACGAACTCCCCCTCTTCAATATCCCCGTAAACCTCATCGGTGCTAAAATGAAAAAAGATAGGCTTGTTCGCTATATTGCTGGGCTTACGGCGGATCAGGTCCAACAAGTTTCTAACCCCTTCAACATTGGATTTAAGAAAGTCCGTGCTGTCGATAATGCTATTCCCCACATGGGATTCAGCTGCCACGTTGATCACATAGTCACAATCGGGAAGGAACTTCATATCACAAATGTCTTGGTTGACAAAAGTAAAGTTCTCATTCTCTAGGGTGTTGTGTCCTCGAAAGTCATAAAGAAAATCCGGCGTAGAAGCATAAGTGAGCGAATCCACTCCGTAAACTCTCCACCCTTTCTCCAGGCATTTTCGAGTCACGTAGTTCCCAATAAGGCCCAGGCAGCCTGTAACGACCACGAGCTTCATCAGTCCCCCTTTACAACCCTGTGAGAGTCCGAATCGAAGTGTTCGGTGGAAAACTCAAACAATTCCGAGTCTTCCAGGGCAATCATTTGATGTCTTAGTCCTGGATAAATATAAAAATTTTGCCCTGGCTCTAAAATTATCTCTTCTGCCAAATCTATATCGTCATATTCTGAAAACTTCACTAGGAGTTTTCCTGATTGTAGATAGAATACTTCATCTTTAATCTTGTGATGGTGCCAAGAACACCTCTTACCCTCTTCAAAAAAGAGGAGCTTTCCACAATACTCTTCTTTGTTTACGATCCACAGTTCGTGACCCCACCCCTTCTTTACAAACTTCATTTCTGGTGTTCGGTTTACTGTCGGGTTATGCTTGTTTTCACTTTTATTCTTCATTTCATTTCTCCTGGCTATTATTAACTTTATTTTATTTCAATCTCGATTGGCTGATTCAAGCTTTTATGCTGGAACAAAGCGAAATGGAGGTCTTTAGAAAAGTCTATTCGGTCGATAGGAACTGAGCGGTTATTGGCGACTGGGATGAGACGAGTGTCGTCTTTTGATGTGTATCCCATCATTAGATTATGAGTTTTACACATGTGTTCACACAGTGCTTTAGTATCATGTGGCTTCCCATGAAACTCTATATTAATATAATTAATATTAGACAAGTCTTTGTTGTTGAGAAAGTCATATTCCGCACCCTCAATATCCACCTTCAACACATCAATAGTGTCCAGTTCACATAGCTTAAAAATATTTTCCAAATCAATAGTCAGGACGTTCTCGTGTTCATGTGATTTCTCCATATTATCGGGCAATGTGTCGGAATCAGTGATCGAGTAATTACCACTTTTCCAGGAAGAGGCGTCCTCACTTTTCACCTTTGTTAACTGAACTATCTCTCCGCTTTTTGATGAGGCTGCCAAATTAAAAACCCTCACGTTAGAAAGACTACATTTTTGAATCATTTCTTCCGCTATACAACAGTTTGACCAAGAAGCCTCAAATCCATAAACTTCACTGGCGCCTCGATACCTGCCAGCATATAGATAGCCCCCATAATGTACTCCAACATCTACAAAACTTTTAAAGGCTGCCGGAGGAGGCCATATTCCCTGGTCTATGGCTCCGGTGGCCTGTTTTTCAAAAAGTTTAAATCGATCTTCATTATCTAGATCGCTTTTACATATTAACGCTTTTTTCATCTTTGCTCCTGTTCGAAAAAAATAGTATCGTTAATTCCCTTGTCATCAATATAGACATCTCCGGCGGGCTTACCAAGAACCAATTGGTGATATCTAACCCCCCAGGACTCTAGTTGTTCTACTGTCATCTTGTAAAACTCTTGTATTGCCAGAAGGGGATTGTTGCTATGACGCCCCATTCCCCTGGCTGTTTGGTAAATAATTGTGTTGCCCTCATCGTAAAGCTCATTGATCTTTTTAATTCGGTCTACAAGGGGATCACAGTTTTTATAATCATTATTTTTTGCTGCTGTACAAATTGTGCCATCTATATCCACTACATAAATCATTTTCTATTCTCCAAAATATTTGTCGTCGAAAAATTACCAATCCTTCGAAAATAATGAATATGAGCCACCACATCGGAGCCGACCACCGGTTTGCCCGCCCAGTCGGACCCCACGACCATGATATCAATATCATAATTTCTTAAGTGTTGCTTCAACTGCTCGTCGGAACCAAATGAAACCACCCTGTCAACACACTCTAAAGAACTGATCATATACTCTCTGTCTTGAAGGGTGTTATATGGTCGATCAAGCCCTTTGGCTTCACGAACTCTTCTGTCGGAGTCGAGACCAACAACTAGTTTATCTCCCAATGACTTAGCATACTGAAGCATTTCAATGTGTCCACGATGTAGTATATCAAAACATCCGTTTACCCATACTTTTGTCATCTATCACTCCTAATAATTGGCATACCAAGGCCCATCAAGCATCGAATACACCTGAATTAGCTGCTCAATACCAATATCCAAGTCATAAGCACAGCCAAAGCCGGTTTCATACATTTTCTCGCTACTCACGATGTAATCCCTCTTATCGGGGTCGGAAGTAAACTCTGCCTTTATAATCTCTAATGGGAGATGGTCGGCGATCTTTTCCGCTAACTGAAGCTTGTTCATATTAATCTCATCATTTCCGACATTGAACGTCTCGTTCTTAAACATATCCCACCAGTCAATAGCATATTTAAATGACCGACAAATATCCCAAATATGAACATAATTTCTCATGAACTCACATTCATAAAGAACAAGAACTCGATCCTTCAAAGCTTTAAGAACAAAGTTGTTTACGAGCAAGTCAGTTCTCGGTCTAGAGGATGGTCCGTAAACAGTTGCCAAACGGTAAGTACAGGCATTATCTGTGTTTCTATACACTGTTTCCGCGTCGACCTTAGTCTTTCCATAAAGGGAAATAGGGTTTAAAGGCGCCGATTCCGTAATCGGCTCTCCGTCGAGGCTTTTACCATATCCTGAATTTGTACAGGGATAAATGATCCTCTGTTCCTTCGACTTATTTTCAGCAATCCATTTATTTGCTTCGTAATTAATCTCTATGGCATCTTTCGGCATCCGATCACAAAGAGGGAACCCCACCAGAGCAGCAAGGGGAATGATCACATCACATTTTGCCATGTACTTCCTCATCAGCCCCTGGTTTCTCACATCGCCTTTCTCGAAATGAAAGTTACATTTTCCCACATAACGAAGAAGCGATGTTTTATCATACATAAGATTGTCCACAACAAAAACTTCATGTTCTGGAATCAAGTAGTTGATTAGTTCGCTCCCGATATATCCGGCTCCTCCGGTAATTAATACTTTCATCTCTCAAGTCTTCCTATTATCATGTCTTTTAACATAATCCAATCACACAGTTTAGCAAACAAGGGCTTGCTCCATGCTGCTGGTTTATTTTTTTCAAAAACAATGTGTCCTGTCCAAGCAAAAGGATAAACAACAAACGGAGCTAAAAGAAGAAATAACAATGAATTGTTCAAACACCACATGACGAACACAATCGTACAAACTTGCCCTAAAGCATGAAGTCTCCTATTCCACTTATTCTGGTGGAGTGTAAGATAGTACTCATAATATTCTTTAAGTTCTTTTAACAATATTGACTCCTTTTTGCTGAACCACTATTGTAGCACAATCATTGGCAAATTTTAATGACTCATCCACATCTTTATTTTCCAAATATTTTGACACAAAACCGGCAAGGAATGTATCACCCGCGCCCACCAAATCTTTAATTTCCACCTTATCAACTGGATATATCTTTTCTTTGTATTTACACCCTTTTGATCCCAAAGTGACTATCAGTTTCTCATCGAACACATACATTCTACTTTGGATCAAATCTCGGGTGGCCTCATATTCAGGTTCATTAATCTTTATCCATCTACAGTCTTCGGCCCATCTCCCCAGCTTTTTTTTGGTGTCCATAAAAGTGAGAGGGTGATAAAAGCAAATTTTCTCTATGTCTTCCTCGGATAAAAAACCTTTATTATAGTCAGATATCACAACAGCATCGTACTGACTCAGAAACTCCTTCGTAAGGAACTTTTTATCGATTCGTTGAATGTTGTTTTCATCAGAATCAATTCGGATAAAGATGTGGTTAGTTTGAGTGTCCACATATCTTGTCTTCTCAATATTTTCATTATTATGAAGTATTTTACATTCAACCCCGAGGGCTCTCAGGTTGTTGAATACATTAAGAGCCATCCCTCCGTTTCTTTTTTCATGAGTTTTTATAAACACAGGGACCGGAGCTTCAGGTGCCAATCTGTTACATTTTCCGTAAACATAAACATCCTCACAGGCATCTCCCATCACAAGAACTTTCATTTCTCTTCTATATCGGCAAGTAAAGTAGTCATCAACAGGTGAGACGAGACGAGGCGGTGTTGCCAAGCAGTGAACCGTGGGTCGCCCGATTGACACAGGCTGAAGATAATTTCTCTCATAAGAAGTTGTTGGCCCTTGTGAGGTAAGCTTTCTATAACGGACTCTGTGGCGGCGTCTTCGGTCACCCACGGTTGGCCGCGGGTTGGGGTCATAAGAGAATTGATATTTTGTATAACCAGTGGTAGGGGTAGTACCAAGTAATCACCGATGCTGGTCGTCTGTAATCCGGCTAGAAACACGGCCCATTCCCGGCCAGTCGCCAGACTAGGATATACATCCTCTTTTTCCTCCCCATGAGCTATCCAGCTTGGTGTGGTTCCCAGAAATATAGTCTGACGATGAGAATGATCCCGAATGTTTTCAAAGAAGGTTGGTAACTTGTGAGGTTGAATATGTCCTAAATGATCGAAACTAATAATGAAGTCGAACTTTACGGCTTCCCCTTGATCATCTACTAGCCCATATTCTTCGTCAGTTCTTACTACGAAGTGGCGCTCTTTATCTATGAAAGGGCTGTTGATAGTCTCCCTGTTCCCATCTAAAGTAAACACCTCTACATCAGGGGGGATGAGTGGGCTGTTTCTTAAAAAATAAGCAAGATTGCCCGCTCCAGAGCCCACATCCAAGATACGCTTCAGTGGCTTCGAAAGAGTTTTATTATATGTGTTCATCAACAAAGGAATAATAACCTCATTCAGTCGGTGGTCTATACTATTCTCATCAAAGTTTAGCCCATCGTCGTGGTTATATCCCGGAAAAACGCCTGATGGATCAATTCCGGTATTCTCCTTGTTTGTTTGTTGATACTTAGTTGTCATTGGCTTTCCTCCAACTAATTTCCCAATCCTTAAAGTCGGCAGCTAGGCAATCAATCTTATAATCTTTTCGTCCTCCAACAATCTCTTGAATTTTGTTTTTGGCTGTATTCCTAATCCCGTTAAGTCCGTGAGTTAATTCAAGATTATTCCCATCTTTTATTCCTTTACGGTAATTTGATTCATTATGCCAGATATGAAGGTTCATCTGTGAGAGGACAACAATCGCTCTGATTGTGTCGGCTGTAATATTTCCTTTATGTTCGTCCAAGCAAAGTTGGATATCATGGACAATATCTTGTATTTCCTGAGCGTACTCTTCTTTGTGCTCGGCAATAAAGACTTCTTTAAGTTGAGCGATTGATAACCTATCCACAAGCTCAGATAAGGTGGGTAAGTATTTTCTATTTTTCATTTTTTAATCTCCGTTCAACATCCGAATATACACTCAAGAGGCCCTCGGCCAATGGGGTGGTGGCTTCCCACCCAATCTCATCCTTTATCTTTGAACAATCACACCATTGTCCCCAAATGAGAGTTTCTTTTGCTTTGTCAAATTCAATAGGGATATCTTTGCCCGATGTGCCAATAACCATATGAGCAATATCCTCTATTGTTACTCTCGACTGTTGTCCTACATTATACGGCCCCACCATCTGTTTGTTAAGCAAATTTTCGATCATCAGTTTTGTTCCATCAACCGCATCCTGTATATAGCAATAGGAGCGAGTCTCTTGGCCGGTGCCCCACACATTAAAGTTAACATCTGGATAAGTTATAGCTCTATTACAGAAAACGGGGATAACCGATCCAGTATCCAGTCCATAGTCTTGGTTTTTGCCATATATCCCAATATACCGAGCAATTGCCACATTTAAATTAGGATTCTCCACACAGGCATACTCTATCTGCTTCTCCGCCACCAACTTTGCCCACCCATAAGAAAGTTCGGGATTTGCCGGATATGCCTCCCCCTCTAAGATAAGAGGGGAATCGGCGGCGCCCTGTAACTCAATAGGGTAAACATGGGCACTACTAGCATAACAATAATAGTTTACTCCATTAGCAATGACTGCATTTAAAACGTTGGAATCAATCTGAGTGTTGGTGTTAATAACCTGATATGGTTTGGATGTGTAGTATCCAATCCCGCCCACTTTCGATGCCAGGTGAATAACGATATCTTTTCCCTCACATATTTTATTACAGAACTCTTCACTTCTGAGGTCTTCAACAATAAAATTCACCTTCCCTAAAATAGGTTCAATATATTCGACCTTTCCTCTTTCCAGATTATCAACCAAGGTTAGGCGGGCGCCTTCTTCCACCAGGTCCTCTGCTAAGTTAGAGCCAATGAATCCTGCCCCCCCTGTAATGAGGACTTCCTTATTGTGCCAAAAACTCATTTATTAATTTTATACCAGTCGATTGTCTGTCTTAGTCCCTCTTCAAGCGTAGTGCCAGGGACGTAACCTACCGCTTCTTCAAACTTTGACATGTCATAAAACCTTCTCAACTGCCCGTTTGGTTTTGTGGTATCCCACACAATATCCCCGTCGAACTCCACCAGTCGAGAAATGGTCTCAACCAACTCCTTGATAGAGGTTTCCTTTCCCGTCCCGAGGTTGAAGGGGCCGCTCTCATCACACTTCTCAGTTATATCTAATATGGCCTGGACTGTATCTTCAACATATAGAAATTCTCTAGTTGCTACTCCGGTCCCCCAGACAACCACATGGTTGTCTCCTCGTTCCTTGGCTTCAACAAATTTTCGAATAAGAGCAGGAACAACATGGGACATTTCTAAATCAAAGTTATCATGAGGTCCATATAAGTTGGCTGGCAACAAGATTGTTGAATTAAAATCGTATTGTTCTCGATAAGCCCAAGATTGAATAATTAAATTTTTCTTAGCCATAGAATAGGCCCTGGTATTTTCGTCTGGGAGGCCCTTCCAAAAATCTTCTTCTGAATAGGGAACTTCTATACTCTTAGGATATCCACATCCGGCGGCGAGAGCTACTGTTTTTTCACAACCGTAGTTATAAGCGGCGTCTAATACCAAGGTTCCCATTACGATATTTTTATAAAAGAATTCTCCCGGTAATGTTTTGTTGGCATAAATGCCCCCCACTTTGCCAGCTAAATGGATGGTGATGTGAGGGCGGTAAGCTTCAAAAAGCAGATCGACGTTTTCTTTGTCCGTCAAATCACACTCTGTGCTTCGAGGGGCGTATATCTTTTCTGCCCCCACTGTTTGAAGTCTGGTCATCAAGTTTTTGCCAACAAATCCATTCCCTCCGGTGACTAAAACCCGTTTATTTTTCCAAAAGTCTGAATTCATTTATTTCCCCAAATATGTGGTTCTATACCAATCAATCGTTCTTTTTAACCCCTCTCGGAGAGAGGTTAGTTTTGTTTCCTCGTTCACAGTCCAACCATAAAGCTCCTGGGCCAGGGAAATATCCAACACTTTTCTCTTTACGCCGACAAAGCGGTCGGTGTTATAATAGACCCTTCCCTCATAGCCTGTAAGTTCATTAATAGTCTCCGCTAAGTGCCGAATAGAAGTTTCTATGCCTGTGCCAATATTGATTAGGCCACCATCATACTCACACGTCGTAAGCAGTCCGCTTATTTGGTCCTCAATATAGATCAACTCCCTCGTTTGAGTTCCGTCCCCCCAGATTTCCACTTCAGGGATATTATTCTCTTTTGCATCACAAAACTTTTTCACCAAAGCTGACACAACATGACTCTTTTCGAGATCAAACTCATCATGGGGGCCATATAAAGTAGCAAAAACCACTGTAGTTCCCTGAAGTTTATATTGTTTCTTATAAGCTTCAATTCCCTTTTGTAAAACGCACTTGGTCAAACCGTAGGTTTCGACTGATTCATGGAGTGGTCCGGTAAAATAGTCGTCCTCAGCTAACACCGTGAGATTGCCCGGATATGAGCAGGTGCTCCCAATGCCTATAAATCGAGCTTGAGGTTGATGCTCTTTCCACATATGTAGGGCATGAGTGTGAATCAGATTATTAATCATAAACTGGTCGGCTGGGTATCGAAGAGGAAAATCTCCGGCTCCCTGAAAGGCTGCTCCGTGAATGATTAGGTCATACTTTTTTAAGGTGAACAATTCCTCTGCCTTAGAATAGTCTGAAAGGTCATAATTTCTTCCTGTGGCTGTGACGGTTGCCCCCCTTTCTTCCAAGAGGGGGACGATATTCTTTCCGAGGAACCCTGTTCCTCCTGTAATTAAAATACTTTTATTTTTAACGTTATACATTTAAATGTTTCCACTCCTGTTTACTCCGTATTATATCAACTAATGGCTTGGATGTATAGTTCAAAGATCGTTGATATGCTTTTTCAATCATGCCTTGGTATTTGTCATAGTTTGCCAATACTTCTGTTATTTTTTCAGTTAGATCCTCTTCATTATCAAAATAGATAAATTCCTCGTCAGGCACGAAATAATGTTCAATAAGATTCCAAGGGTCTCTCTTCACCATCAACAAGCTTCGGCAAAAAGCAGCCTCCGCTGCTCGGCACTTATATTGAGGGGCGATATATTCATCTAGGTGAGAAAATGCCTGATTCTTTTCCCAGGAAGGATATTGCTTAATATAATGTATGATGTCGTCCGTAAGAGGAAGGAGGTTGGAACACAAGCTAATTTTTGTTTTTGCCACTAGATCAAGCTTTGTTCGGTGAGGTACGTTATGGTGAGTCACCAGGCGGTTGTGCGTCATCGATATCAGCCTATAATCAAACTGAACCATTGACTTAGCCATCTCTACATGATTTTTTCCGTGGATGCCTCCAAAATAACAAACCTCAGCATCTTTTTCGAAGTCTGTCGGAGAATAACTCCCGTCAAAAGGGTGGAAGATGTACTTATAATCAGGTCCCTGAAAATGGTCTTTATGCCACTGTATAGTATGGGGGCATATAGTATAAATTTCATCGAAAAAATTAACTTGACTCAAACCATGGCGACCATGGCTATCCCCCTGATTCATGTATTCACACGGAGTCCATAAATTTAACAGAGTTTTTCTCTCAAATGACTTGTGGCTTTCTTGAATAGAACCATTTTCCACCGAACCATATCCATAAAATAGAACCTCCTTATCACTCTCTAAGGAATATTCTTCCAACTTTAAATGAGCCGGGACACCATCGGCGTAGTCTCCAGACATGTCTGATATTATCTTCATTATTTACACCACATCATTCCGTAATCCACTCGTCTTTCTGGTTTACAGAATTTATCTATCTCTTCTTTAAGCTCTTCCCAAGAAAAATATTCTTTTGGTTCCTCCAAATACGGATCGCCCTTAAACGAATAGGTTATTTTTTCGAAGATGTCCCCCTCTTCCAAATACCCAATCATTCCAAATTCTTTGTAGCCTATGGTTTGGAGATGCTCGACGATTTTTAACAAATTATCATATTCCTCCTCGTGCCACTCAAAACAAATTTGGCCACTCTTTTGATTAAGCCCTTTCACCACGTTATATTCATATCCTTCTACATCTATTTTGATGAGCGCCGGCATACCGAACTGCTCTATAACACTGTCGATAGTCGTAGAATCAATCTCAATGGGAGGAAGCCAACGAGCCGAATTGGGCTGGATCTTCGGGCTTCCTTTCGTAAACCGTGAGTTCTCCATAAATGTCTTAGAAGCTGTTGATATCCCGTCTTGAGCAGGCTCAATAAAAAATTCTACTTTTTCGTCAGCCCGGTCAGAGGCAACGGCATGAACTATCGTAAGATTAGGGTGGCGAGGAGCATCTTCACACAAAATAGGGTTGGCTTCGATTCCAACAATTCTACAATCAGGATATTTTCTCAAACATTCGTGAGTAAACTCACCTCTATTAAATCCTATATCAAAAACTAAATTCATACTAACGTCCACTCCTCTGGGTAAAATCCTTCTCGGTAATTTATATCTAATCTATCAGGGTGGTATTGTAAAGGGGCGACCACTTTTTTGTTTTCACTTGGATTCAAATATGCTGCCCACCACCCAAAACTACTGACATGACTTATTATATTATAATCACACGACATTATTAAGCAAAAATCTTCTATTGTGTTTCTTCCTTCCGAAAATAAAAATTCATCTCCCATAAAATTTCTTTTACACCACTCCATGTCATCACTATTATCATCTGAGTCTCTTTTTCCCCCTGAAAAGATTAGGTATTTCACCTTTTCTTTTTTGAAAATATCAGTGGCTCTTTTATAATATTGATAATAAAAACTATCTTTGGTCAGGGCTTCTCCCCCATATGAATTATTAAGTTCCACTTGTCCCGAATCAGTATTATCTGTGTTGTCTCCTCGTCTTAAGTGAAGAGAAACAATTTTATAGCCAGGGTGTTTTCTTTTGATTTCATTCATTGTTTCTTCCGCGGTGTTCATTAGCGTTTGCCGTGGGGTGAGTTCTTTCTTGATTTGTTCCTCGTGGCCTTTGAAATAAAGTGTGCTTTGAAAAAAACCAGTCAAATTGGTGTTGTCTGGAATTTGATAAAATCGAGTGTCATATTTCATATAATCCGGTTCGTTATATGCTTGCTTGACCTCAAGTAGTTCAACTTCTTCATAATACTCCGCCTCAATATTAAAATTTCCAAGCAAACACGATTGGCCGTGCCACACTCTCGTGTCGGGATGTGGAATTTTGGCAACATATCCTCTTTCTAAACTGAGACCTCTCAGGGCAGCATACTGAAAAAGTTGATTCCCCAATCGCCCAAGCTGGCCAAGTTGATAAAAAGTAATCATCCTATTGTTCCGCTCCCGGAGCTATGTCCTTTATAGCGAACCAACTTGCTTCGTCGCCGTCGAATTCTTCAAAGTCGCCGCGCCTGGATGTTCTCCCATTATCCAAGACGCCTGTTAAGGAGAATGTCACACCCTTTTCTTTACAAAATTCTTTGACAGCCTTCACCACTCCTGGCCACTTTAGTCGATTATAATCATGACCTGAGATAACCCCTCCTCTTTTAACTTTAGGCCACCATGCCTCTATATCTTTTTTAACCGATTCATAATCGTGGAGGGCATCAATGTACACAAAGTCCACACTTTCGTCACTAAATAAGTCTGCCGCGGCAGGACTATACCCCTTGATCATTTCCGCTCGCTCTCCATATGGGGCCAGTCGTTCCTGACATTCGGCAAACACATCCTCGGACTCCGTAAGTTCGCTGTTGTCTTCCCACGGATCAATGGCATAAACCTTCATCTGAGTGTTGTCTAGTATATATTTACTGAACCATCCAGTTCGAACGCCAACCTCGACAGCAGCTTTAAATTGTTCTAAATTTAAACTTTCTACTAAAGTTCTTCTAGTTGTCTGATCAATCTTGTACAAACCCATTTTTATATCCCGCTTGGCAAGTTAAACGGGCTTCCTCCCGTAATTCTATATCTAAGATTAAAGAAGTGGGCGTCCCACCCATTATTATAAACTAGTTGAAATCTATTTTGAGTCATATATTCCTGAAATTCCTCAAAGGAGTTGGCACCTTCATACTGATCCGCTATGTTGTGTTCACACTTTAGGGCCAAAACTCGGGGAAGATATTTTCCCAGACTCTTCACAACATCAAAATCCTTTCCCTGGGTGTCTGTTTTTACAAATCGGATGCCCTCTACATCCTGAAAGCCCAATTGATCAAGAATATATTCTAATGAATAAACATCCACTTTAATCTTGCTTTCGATTTTGTGACGAAGCAGTGGTGTGGGTTTAAGGAGACTGGAACACCCAGAGTTAGTGGCAGCAGTACAATAAAAATCCATCGTGGTGGGTGTGTTCCCTACGTTATCCACAGCGCCCTCAATAAGCACAAATCGTGAAGGATCATAAGTTCCTATTTTTAGCCCCTGCTTACAAATGGCGTTTTCGTCCATTATTAAATATGGGAAATCCAGTTCGGGGGTGGTTCGGCCTCTTCTGAGTGTTTCTACATTTCCTGGATGTGGCTCGACTCCAATAACCAAAGAGGTGGGCTCTGTTAACAACCAATGGGCAGAATGTGGAGCATCAATGGCTAAGCCAACATCGATTTTGATGTTGCTTTTGTCTATTCTTTTGTCTATTGTGGCGAGATCTATGTGATCTAGATTTATGGGCATTTGATTTTTATCTCCTTAAATATTTCAAATTCAGTCAGGTCTTTATAGGGAGGGTCCTCTGGGATGTCTGGCATATGTTCGGGGTAATTCTGCATTAGCATCAATCCCCGTGCTGCCTGTTCTGGTGTCATATACATATTCCACCCCTCTTCGTCTATTATATCTTCGTGATATTTAACCTCTCCCCTGCCTTCATATCGTGCTTTTCGGAAGTATTCAACGGCTTGTAGATTATCTGTCAAGATCATGCCGCCCTTTCCGATCTTCAAATGTTTCTTAATGTGAAAAGAGAGGCACATATGGGTGCCAGGAATGTACATTCCCGAAGTTAAACGCTTAGCGGCATCATATATGGGGAATGGTTTGAGTTGATATATTCCTTGCCACTCAACTTCCTCAAACACTAGATTTCCACCAGCTTGTAAAATAGACTGGGGTGGAGACAAATACGTTCTTTTAGGAATAATAACCTCTTTTCCGTTCACCTCTTCGAATTTACAAGCTAAAAAGATAGCATTTGTACAACTATTGGTGGAGACGGCATAAGGGGCTCCGGTATAGTATGCCACTTCTTCTTCAAACATTTTAACTATTTTATATGGATTATGAAGCATCTCTCTCCAAAATATAATACTTCTCTTTAAACCCACATTTTTTAAATAACCATAAACTTGATGAGTTCTCTATCTTAACCTTGGCAAAGCTTTGTGGGTGCTTCTTCATTAACTCATTTATCATAAACTTGCCAATCCCCTTTCCTTGATGTTCTGGGGCTACGGCCACTCGAATATCTCCGTTGATCTGCCCCACAAAACCGAGGGGCTTTGTATTTCTTTTATTCAAACAAATATAATAATCTTTTCCATGTTTGAACATAAACTTTAAATGTTGAAACTTAGTGATGTGAGATTGTTGTACAAAACCTTCTTTGACTTCTTCATTATTTCTCAAATTCCTAATAAACTCCCAATATTTAAAACTATTTCTGACGAGTTTCATTAATTACAGTCCTTGTACAAATCAGGAAAAGGAATATTATTCCAATATCCTCGAAGATAATCTCTCTCGATGCCGAGGTTCAGGTGCCAGTGAAGAGTTGTCCCAATGTCAATGTATGTATTCTGCTCGTCGTGCTCAAATAATTTATGAATTAAAATCTCACTCAAGCTGCTGGCAGAAAATAAAAAGACGTGATCTTTGATTTTGTTTTCTGTCATCCATGCCTTTATTTCCCCCTCTAGCTCATGATCATTAACAATACAATTTCTCCCCACTCGAAAGTCTTTGATAACTTCAAAAGGAAGCTTATCAAAACTAGCATCCTTACTACAGATCATAACGACTTTACTCTTCTTAAATTGAGGTAAAAAGTGATTGAGGAATAAAGGATAATTCGAGTTCACCAAAAGGTTGGGGCTCGTCCAGTGTTCTTCGTCGTCGGGACGCATTTCCTTGAGCATCGGGATATCTTCTCGGATCAAGCAAGTACAGTTTCCACAGCCCGCTCCAACAAAATAGTTCTTTTTTTTAAATTTGAATGAGTCAATTAAAGCCTCTCTCACAAAAGAGTGCTCTTCGGGAATAAATTCTTTATGATCGTCTTCTGAATATCCAAAATCATGAATGGTCTCGCCCACTTGGACTTGTTCACTTCCAAGAACGAGCTTCTCGTTTCTCATAATACAAGTTTCCCCATCGGAAAACCTTGTGAAAGCAAAATGTTCTCCATCTTTAAGCATCTTTAAAAGATGAAAGAAATCCTCTTTAAACCCCTTGCTCATTTTCGAAATTCTCCAATATAGTTAAGATGTTTCTCGCTGAGTATCCATTACCATACGGACAAATAGATTCTTCAGAAACTCGATGGTTTTTTGAAACTTCATTAACTATAGCATATAATTGCTCCGGATATAAGCATAAAGCTGAATATTCTCCCAGACCCGCTACTCTTTCTGTCTTTTTTCGACATACAATGCTCTTTTTCCTCAAAAATGAAGATTCTTCCTGTAGGCCACCAGAATCTGTGATAATAAACTGGCATGTGGCCACCTCTTCGATAAAGCTGTCATAGGCAAGAGCGGGCAACACCGTTACATGTTGGAGTTTATCCAGGTGTTTCTGAACATTGGGGTTGGGGTGAGCGTAATATACAAACTCCAGTTCGTCAAATGCCTTGGCAACTCTGTCAAACTGCTCGAACCATTCGGGGATTATCTCATGGTTCTCTCGACGATGCATGGTTATCAAAACTTTATTAGAATAACCTATCCCTAAGTTTTTCTTTCTTAAATTATCTAACACGGTATTGCCCACCACATAAATGTTTCCCTGAACTCTCTCGGTTCTGAGATTTTGGGCGTCTTGATTGGTGGGACACAAGTGAACAGCAGCTAATCGTGAAATAGCTTGACGGTTGAATTCCTCTGGATAAGGATTCTGGTTGTCATAAGTTCTTAGGCCGGCTTCCAGGTGTATCACTGGGATGTTTCGGTGAAAGGCTGCCAAGGCACAGGCAAACGCCGTGGTTGTATCTCCCTGGACTAACAAGAACTCATATTCTTCCTCCCACACACGGGTGGCGTTCATAACTGACTCGACAATACTGTCTAGCCGATTATCCCCGTCTTTGATATCAAGAGTGTGGTCCAGCCTCCGAGTTGCCTCAAGCGGTAACAGGTCCATGTGTTGTCCTGTAAACAACACCTTGTATTGAATGCCGTTATCTTCAAATTCATCCATCAGGGGGAGAATTTTAATGTACTCCGGCCTTGTTCCATAACATAATAAAATCATAATTTCACTTCCTTAACTGTTTTCCATCCGTTTTCTAAAGCGTTGTGAACAACACCATCTCTCTCCGAAAAAAATTGTTGATGAGAGGTTTCGTTGTTGTTTGACGTAGCCTTACTATCGATACCCAGTTCGTTACCCAATATTGAGCCGTGTAACGAACGATCCTCCGGAGGGTGAGGAGGGCAATAGGTTTTTATATTTCCATATTTCTGTGCTAGAAAAGAGAACTGTATATCTTCACCATTATCCCACGTTGGGGGCTTTTCTTTCCACAAATACTGTAACCATTCTCGCTTGAAAAACCAGGCATGACCAACAAGATCCACCTCGGTCGTTTCAGGGTTAGAAATTGGCCAACCACAACGTAAGTGATCCACATAATGTTTTTGATTAAGAATGACACCGGCAGACCCTAAAATTCCTTCGTTCTTTTTCATCGTCTCTAAGCAATTTTCAAACCACCTTTCGCCAGGAATTGTGTCGTCATCAAAGATAGCCACATACTCCGTGTCGGCCAAAAGGGCGGCAGCAAAACGGCCATAAAACTTCCAGTTATGATCGTTATCAAACAGCCTGTCTACATCCAGACTCTCTTTATCGTAATTTTCATTATCTTCATGAGCATTTACCCACGTCCAAACCTGTTTGGGTTTAACGCTCTGACCTTTCACCGCCTTTACCTGCAGTGGCATGTTGTTGGGGCGTCTATACATGTTTAAAATCACTGTAATATCCGCTACTTGGCGATTATCTTCGGCAAGTTCTCCAATTGTGTCGATAAAAAGGGCCTCAGCGCTCGTCTGATGCTCGTTAACGGCTTCTAGAAGGTCTAGGCCCTTTAATTTGAACCACGGCTCGTGAGCGGCGCTTATGTTCTTATTTCCGACCAACTCACAATTGAGAATTCGAGCTTCCACTGCTAATCTACTGAATGTTTCAAAAACTTGAGGAAAAAATACAAGCTTTTGATAGCCAGCTAATTTATCGATAAATTTATTATAATCAGGGTCTGAGAACAACTCGTACTCTAGGTCGTTGTTTCGGCAATAAATCTCTGCTTGTAATTGACCTTTAACGGAATTTTGACTCTCCAGCACTCCCACTTTACCTGTTTTATCTTTAATAATCTTGTCTTTAAGAATCTTCTTCTCTTCATTACTCCAAAACGTGCAACCAAAAGAGGTGATATTTGTTAAGCCAAGATTTTCTCTCACCACCTCTCCGTGCTTGGTGCTCTGGCAAAATACTCTTTTGGCTTTCTTGTAAAATGATTTATTGATTATCTGATTGGGGGGTGCCTTTAAGTTGGGGAAGGGAGAGGGATCTCTCGTTCTCAAATACTTATGATCGTGCTCGACAATATAATAATCTGCCAGCTCCAAAATCTTTTTAACCTCTTGTCTCAAAGAGACAAAATTGGAAACAATGTAAAGCTTGTCTAAATTGGCTTTGATTTGGGCGGCCTGAATAGTGGATGCTTTAGCAAATAAAACGCTATACCCATTTTGACTCAGAAGGTCCATGAGGTGGGCATCAACAATCTCGCCTCCGCCCCTGATCTCATGAACTGAGAAGTCGGCTATCCAAACTATCTCCCTCATCAGTCAAAAACTACAACGTCCTCACTGGAAGAGCCCTCTTCTGTGACGGCTAGGTCCACTCCCATGGCATCAACAAATTGCTTATGAATGATTTCCGGCGCCCAGTTTTTCAAGACATGCTTTTGGAGCTTTTTAGCCTTCTTTTTAACAGCACCATAATCCGTTATAAGGGAACGAAGAACGTTTCGATAAGAATTTTTCTGAGGATAACACCATTGGGAGTCTGCCTCCAGCACCCCTGGCCATACTGCCTCGGGCTGAATCTTATCCAACTGATGACTTACAATGCTGTAATGAGGCTTAAGTTTGCCCTTCTCAGGGGCATTCAAAAAGTCAACATGGCCGCTCCAAGCGGGGGCCACAATTGGGAGGCCATTATAAGCAGCCTCAAATAGTGGCAACCCAAACCCCTCACCATGAGCTAGACTCACAAGGGCTTTAATTTTCTTATGATTATAAAGAGTTGTTAATTGCCCTTCCTTCAGATCCCCATGTAACAGATAGACCTTACAATCCCGAGGCCCTAGAGAATCCAACAAACTCTGCAGTCGGGCTGTGGTATATTCTCGATCCATAAGAGAGTTTTTAACAGTGTTGGTTTTCACCACAAGTCCGACATCTCCATTTAACTTGAACTCTTCCACAAACCAGGCAATCGTATTTTCCAGATTCTTTCTTGTACACCATTGGGCCACCACGAGAAAGTTAAATGGTGTGGAAAAATCGATATCCAATTCTTGAGATTCCACATCTCTTACGGCATAATTCACAGCCTCCACTGGAGGTCGAGCAGATAATTCGCCCTTGGGGGCGCCTGTGGCGGTGTCGCTCACATCATAAACAGTGCTGATGATACTATTTTTTGTGTGCTCGGACGTGGTTATAATCCGATCCATCGTATTGATTTTCTGAAGCCACGGTCCAGAAACTAAACTGGTTTCTGCTCCAGCGGTATACCCAACGTTATAAGGGGCGATTCGTTCGAATTCGGCAGGAATGGTAACCTGAAGAGATATATCAAATGTTCCACCCTGTTGAACATGGGCAATCGTTTTTCCCAACAAGAAATCAATATTTCTTTTCTCTGAGGTGTCCTCGGTAATAAAACCTGTATCACCCCAGGGGATATTAATAGCATAAATGTCAAACACGTCTTCTCGGCTCTTCAGACAGTTTAAAGCAAACCTAGCCTGAACTCCATATCCCGACATGCTTAAAAGCGGGCCTTTGATTAATACTTTTTTTCTCATTCCATCTCCTTCATGTGCCAAGTGTCATAGCCTTTTCGAGTATCCCACGATCCAAATCTTTCATGAATATCTCTCATAACAACCTTCCAGCGGTCACAAAATTGTTTAAAACTATAGTTCTTCTCCACATGAGCACGACCGAGTTGACCCATCTTCTTTCTCTCTTCCGGGTCCATTTCAAACATTGTTTTCAGGGCATTAATAAAATCCTCTTTAGCCACCCTGTCTTCATAGATCCAGGGTACATCCTGGGACCCAATGATTGCCTTAGAGGCCGGCTCAATTCCAATACCGAACCAGTTATCGCCATCAGTAACCTGTTCCTGAAGACCTCCTGTCATGTTGACGATAATCGGGGTTTCACAAGAAAGAGACTCTAAAGTAGCCAAGCCAAACCCTTCAGCATCTGAAATATTTATTGTACAGTCAGCTAAATTATAAATTTGGGCAAGAACTTCGGGAGGATACTTTTCTACTGATAATAAAACATTACTATGAGATGGATCCGCTAGGCCCAGGTGGCCAATGATTGCCTGTAGGTCTTGTCCGTGGGGATCTTTTGGGTCCGTGTGCATAATCAACATTGCCTTATCATGACCTACTTCATGTAGAAAGTCGTTGAACCAATGAAGAATCGATCCCGACATCTTTCGTTTGGCATTTCTATTATTCCAGAAAAAGACAAACTTGTCTTTGGCGTTGGGTGGCAATGTGTTTGCTTTATATTCCTCAATTTCTTTATCATCGAGCTTTCTAAACACACCATCGGATACAGCGTGAGGAAGATACATACTCTCAACCTCTGGAGCTACTGTCTTTACGATGTCATCTGTCACCTTCGAAATGGTGGCGATAAAATCATTAGAAAGGTAAAAATTTCGATTAAATTGTGGCGCGGGATAATTGTCCCACACATGATAATAGACCATCGGTGTGTGACTTCGAACTTCATTTTCCATATCCCACAGCCAGGGGTAAAAGCGGGGATCGGTCATGAACCATAAAATATCCGGCTTCCAGCGATGAAGGAATTCCCTAATTTGATTTTTATTCCCGTAGCCGTCAACGGGCTGGATAATCCAGTCGTTTCCATAACCGTCAACTGCTGAAGCATCATAGTTGTTGTGCTGTATGGCTCCTCCGAAGGAATAAACCTGAAATTCCCCTGTTGCCAATAGGGCCTCGATCATATACTTAGTTTGAGTTCCAACTCCTGATGGCGACATCGGGTGATCACTGAGAGTGAGAACTTTAATTTTCTTTGTCACTTGAACCTCACAATATTATGGACAATGTTCGGTTCCCTTGAATTCACAATAAGTACAAGCTAACCGATTCTTAATAAATTTTTCTCTTTTTACATTATATAGAAACTTTTCCATATAGTTAAGCGATTCTGTAATTTTTTTTCTATCACTGTCAATTTCGAACAACTCGACCCGACTCTTGCCTCCATATTTTCGTTTAAGGAGGCCGAAATGAACCTTCACATCGTCAGGGTTTATGCCATATTTTTGAGCATAATAATATTTGTAATAAAGAAGTTGATACTGGGTCACTTCATTATTTCGTTGTCGAGGGGACCAACCTTTGGTGGAAGTTTTCCAATCAATAATATGAATCTTTTCGTTAGAAGCTATCACCATGTCTATAAATCCTTTAAAATTTAGAAGATCTTTAGAATTCCAAATGTTCTCATAAAGAGGCTCCTCCACAGAAAGAACCTCGAACTCGCCAAAATACTCATTCATCGCCCCTTTTAAGTGGCGAAGGATCTTTGGACCTTGTTCTTTCATTTCGTCATGAAGAATCTCCTCACATTCTTCCAGTTTTTGTACTTCTTCCTCAAATTGTGTACGGAAGATCTCTATAAGCTCTCCCACTTCTTTTTCGGAAACCTTTTCACAGGCAGCATGAATAGCGGTCCCGAAGGCAGTGTGTAGGTTCCCCTGGAAGAGCTTAATCTTGTCGATGTAAGAGAGTTTATGATAAAAGGGGCACTTGCTCCAGTTTTTAATTTCGGAAAAGGATATATGACTCATGTTATTTACTTGTGGGATTTGGTTGTGGTCTTCTTTCTTTTGGTGGAAGAAGCCTGTTTAGTCACATTACCACTTTTCTTATTAGAAGTCAAGGATTTAATTTTAAAAACCCACGTTGCAGAGCGGTTCGAGTTATCTTTATTATGAATCATCCACGGTCCTGACTCACAGGACTCGATAATTCCTTTGGATCCGAGACTCTCTTGAGCCCGCTCTTGGACTTGAGCTAACTTGATTTTTTCAAAATTTTCATAATCGATAAGGCGCCCAGTATTACCGGGATGTTTATAGAGCGGTGTCGATTCCACCAACTCCACCTCACAAATAATTTGATCATTTTTGATTTTAATATTAATTTTCATCTGCTGTCACCTTTATGAGTCTATTATATAACACTGGACTTATTTCTTTAAGATTTTTTTCATTTCCAATGAAATATTCTTCGAAGCCTTTAGCAAAATACTCCCTTAAGGAGGTGATGGCATAAGGGCTTGTGAACAAATCATATGTCATTGTTAAGAGAGTCGGATATCCAACTACAGTGTACAAAAACATATCGAAGTCTTCATCATATTCAGGATCTAGAAAATACTTTGCCGGAACATCATAGCCCCCGTCACTTAACAGATCAAAAACTCTTTTTCTCTTTTCTATAAATTCGTTTTCAACCGCCATATCTCCATAGATGTCGTGGGCGTGGCGCTCCTCGAAACAGTGAGCCATTTCATGGACAATATCATCCACCATATCCTCATTTGAGGACTGGGCGTTGGTCACATAGATAGCGCTGTCTTTATATAAGGCGTTAATCTGGCGCTCTTCAAATTCTGGGATGTGTCCCACCACTACCATGTCCAAATCCCAAATAAGAGGTCTGGGTACGGCCTTTTCGACTTTCGAGAGCACTCTTTCGATGTTAATTCCCTTTGGTAAAGAGTCTTTGATATAAACGGGAATATTCCCATAAAAATAGATATAATTTTTACGAGTGTTCTTTTCTTTTTCGATAATATATTCTCTAAATTTAGTCATTATTAATCATGGCTTCGGTTTCTGCCATTGATTGACCAACCTCAACATCCGTCAATGCCTGCTCATAACCACGAATGAAGTTTTCTTCTGCTAAGACCAGCAGGAATTCAGGAAACTCCTCCGCTAATGTCTCGACGACCATTCCAACGGTTACGTTCCCATCCTCGGGATTAATCTTCTCTCCCACGTAATTAACGAGCCACTCCTTAACTGGTGAATCTTCAACTACTACCTTTTCAAGATCGGTGTTAACTACTTCTTCTTTATTATTAAATTCTATTTCAGCCATGTTTTACTCCTTATAATATATCTGCTGATATGGTGGCGACTTTGGAACGTTCGCCTTTTTTCAACGTTATGTGGCCGGAAATATCGTGGTTTTTGAATCTCTCCACGACATATGTGAGTCCGTTAGTTGTCTCGTTAACATATACATTGTCAATTTGCTCAATATCTCCAGTAAACACAATCTTTGTTCCTTCTCCGACTCTTGTAAGTATAGTCTTTATTTCATGTTTTGTTAACTGTTGAGCTTCGTCAATGATAATAAAGGCATTAGAGATGGATCGACCTCGGATATAAGTGAGGGCTTCGATTTCGATCATTCCCTCATCCATATATAGATCCATGTTCTTTCGGTCTCCCATTAAATATTCCAAGTTATCTTTTATCGGAGAGAGCCAAGGAAGCATTTTTTCTTCAAGAGTTCCAGGAAGATAGCCGATATCCTTCCCCATTGGTTCTACCGGTCGAGAGACGATCACTCGTTTGTATGGAGATTCGTCCGGGCCATATTCTAATGTCTGTTGGAGGGCCGCGGCAATGGCACAAAGTGTTTTTCCACTTCCTGCTCGGCCAATCAGAGTAACTACCGGCACATTTCGGTCCATCAAGAGTTCCAGAGCAAAAGTCTGTTCCTTATTTCGGGGGCGGATTCCCCATATCTCATCATATTTAACTAAATTCTTCAAAGGAGTGTTGTAATCATAAAATCGACTTAAAGCCGTTTTCTTTTCGTTAGCATTAGATACCAACATCACCAACTCATTTGAAAAAAGTTCTACTTCTTCTTCTACTGCGTAGATATCATTCCCTTCATAAAAGCGGTCTACGATCTCATCGTCAACAAGATAGGTGGTAAACCCAGTATAAAGACCCTCACTTCGTTTAATTGTCTCCCCTTCCACATAATCTTGAGTCTCCATCCCAATTGAATCACACTTAATCCTCATGTTAATGTCACGAGAAACCAAAATCACCTCGGAATCTTCATATTCTTCTTGAGCGGCCAAAGCCACACTAATAATCTCATTATCAGGATCGGTTTTTTCGAAGCTGGAGTTTAGTTTATCCAAGGATCCTGTATTAACTGTCAAGATACCTTTTCCTTCTCCTAAACTAACTCCATTTTTTAAAGTTCCGGCGAGCCTTAACTCATCAAGGGTCCGAATAGTCTCTCGGGCATTTACTCCCACACTATCCTGTCTTTTCTTGTGCTTGTCAATTTCTTCTAAAACCTTAAAAGGTATTATAATATCGTTATCTTCATAAGAAAATAAAGAATTAGCGTCTGTGAGACAAACACATGTATCGAGAACATACTTTTTTGTAGTCATTACCAACCTATTTTATTCAATATCGTATTCGGGCATTCGAGAGAGAACATGTCCGTCTTTAGTGCTGACATCATTTGTAATATAAGAGTCAATAGCATAAAGTCGATCAAATTCGCCTTCGGACTGAGGGCATATCATAATATCCGCGCCTGCTTCCGATTCTTCTAGATCAACCACACAAGGATACTTTACTCTGCTTTCCTGGTCTGGTGCCGGAAATGGTTTGTAAGAGACGTGGGTTGTTGAAAAAGATAGGACTCCGCAAGAGGCTGTTAAAAGCGCTGCCAAAGCTAACAAGAGGAGGAAGATAGTGTGTATTTTCATGGGTTTATCACCGTTTAATTAATAGTAATTAGTTTTTTCGTGGAATAACGCCTAGTTATTTTAAGGGTGCTATGATGAAATACTTACAAACTTTACTTATTCTCTTTTCTTTGGGGCTTTTTTCGTGTGCTACAGTCTCGTGTTCAGATTTAGATGGAACGAATATAGTTCCCAACACGTTGACCGAGGCCACCACCAAAATCCTCCCAAGACAATCATTTCTAAAAATTGATAGAAATGTAAAATTAAAATACTGTCCCAATCTCAAAAAGCCCGATGAATGCATTAACAGGAAAATGAGATCGAGCGGGTCTGGTTTCTTAATTGGAACCGTCCCCTATGGGGCGTTTATGATAACCGCTGCTCATGTGTGTGATGTATCCGATATGGTTAAATATATCGAAAGCCCCCACATCAAACACACAGGGGACGAATTCTTCGTTTATGATGAGAAGGGGGCTCAATACGCGGCGGTTATTTTAGAAATGGACAAAGAGTCTGACCTATGTGCCGCTTTTGTCCATGGCCTTCAGGGAAAGCCAGCGATAATTGCCGACACCAACCCTCTTCCGGGTGATAAAGCTTATAACCTCGCTGCTCCTGTTGGTTTTTTTGCTGCCGGAGTTATTCCGACACTAGATGGCTATTACAATGGTAAGTTTAGTCGTTATGCCTCTTATTCTGTTCCCGCTGTTGGCGGAAGCAGTGGAAGCCCTGTATTTAACTCCGATGGTGAGGTGATCGGGATGATTCACTCTGTTCACACCAGGTTCCAATTCCTCACATTCTCTCCAACACTAAGAGAGATCCGAGATTTGGCGAGAAAATACGTTAAATTAAAGACAAACTAAAGCAATTGCTAAACAAAAAGACACTAAAACATTCTGTAGAATAGGGTGGCTTTCAAGCATGACTTTTCTCCTTTTTAAGGAATATATAGTCCTAACTTTTCCCTTTCTCCCTTTTTTGATATCCGTCTTTATACCAACCATCTCCGTTGAGTCTGAAAGACGTCTTGGACATGATTTTGAGGAGGCCACAGGGCTCCGTTTTGTTTCTATTAGTGGGACAACCTGGGGTTCCCTCTCCTAGCTTCTGAAGGCGCTCAACAAGACAATCACACCTCTCACAATAATACTCATAAATGGGCATTACACAATCTCGTCTATGAGTCCGTATTCTAAGCAAGTCTCGGCATCAAACCATAGATCTTTTTTAAGAATCTCATTAAGTTTCTTTCGAGGTATCTTAGTGTGCTCAATATAGATATCTTTAATGAGCCTCATTAGGCGATCATTGTTATCCATTTGATCTTTCATTTCTTCATATTTGCCCCACATTCCAGCTGAAAGCTGGTGGATAAGCATAAAGGAGTTCGGCTTCATTTGCCGATGGTGGGCTGTCACGCTCATGATGGTGGCTGCAGAGGCAGCACAACCCTCTATAATGCTCGTAACCGGCACTGGGGACTCCTTGATATAGTCAACGGCTGCTAGGCCGGCGAAAACGCTGCCTCCGTAGCTGTTAATTCTTAACTGAATCTTTGCTGGTTCTGAGAGAGACAGCAAATTTGCCTGATTTACAAGGTTTTTGCCTAATTCTAGCAAATTCTTGTTTAATAATAGGATTTTGGGTCGAGTTACCTCAGAATAAAAATATATATCGTTATTCTTGGCCTCAACGACATTATCATCGTCTTTATTCCCTGCTGTGGGAAATCCGAGCCACGAGAGGGCTCCAGCTAATTCTGCTGCTTTATCTAGTTCTTCTTTTTTTTGTGTGGGGTCTTGCCCGCCTAGCCAAAATATATCTTTCATGTTAGCGCTCCGAAATAAACATACATTAGTATGTAGGCGACACCAAGGGTCAAATACGATACAAAGTAAAATTTATTCCAGCGCTTCCGTTCTTCAAATGTTCTCCAGGCGTCAAATTTGACATATGACAGCATAAAACAACTGACAACAGTCACGAGGACTGCTTCCTGGACAAGACTGGCGATCAATATCACTGATAAGACCAGTGTCCAGATCGCGTTTTCAGTTTCGCTCATAATAGCTCCTTTAAAATTGTAATAAGAACATTATATTACACTTTT